GCCATGTCGCCCGCGTCGAGACCAAGAGCCTTGAAGCCCTGCGCGGTCGAGTCGCTGCCGTCAATGGCGCGAATCGAGAATTCCTTGAGGGCATCGGCGGCGATATCAGCGTCTCGCGCACCGCCCTTGATACCCTGCGAGATCAGACCGAGGGCCTTGGGTCCGTCGAGACCTAGCTTGCGGAACTGCGTGCCGTACTCGTTGAACGTGTCTAGCAGGTCATCGGCCTTATTCGAGCCGTTCTGCATGCCCTTGGTGATGACGTCAAACGCCTCATCGGCATTCTTCGCCAGACCAGTGCGCATCATCTGCGAAACGGCGTTCGTCACTCCGCCTAGATCCTGGTCAAACACGCTCGCTACGTCGCTCGCCTTGGTGGCGATGCTCTGTAGTTGCTTGTTGGATGCACCGGGCGGAGCGATACCGGCTTTCATGACAGCCTTGATCGCGTCGGCAGCATCCTGGAACGAGCCGGAAACGCCCTTGGCGTACAGGTCGCCCGCTACCTTGCCGTACCGCTTGGCGTCCTGATCGGTCGCCCCTAGCTGCGCCTGTAGAACCTTGGTGATGTGCTTCTGCTCAAGCGCGTCTGTAATGCCCTTGACGAGCAGTGCACCAGCGGCGATACCAGCGGCAGCGGCACCGGCCTTTAGCTTGTCCTTTAGGCCGGAACCTACGGCCTCGCCCGCTTCGTCTCCAGCGTCGCCCGCAGGCCCTACAATCTGCTGTCGTAGCTGAGCGGCAAAACCCTGAATCTCCGGAACGATGGAGACATAGGCGACCGCAATTTCCGGCGCTGACATTACGCCCCCTTGGTACGCTCTCGGAATGCGAGGAGATCGGCCGCTGTGATCGTCTTCTTCCCGCGTCGCTGCGCGCTCTCCATACCGGGCCGTGGGTATGGCTTGGGGAAGGGTTGCCAGTTACGGCGAGGCACGTCCTTATGGGCAACGGTCCATTGAACGCCGTTGCTCGCGTCGATAAGGTCGGCGAGAATGTAGTCAGTGCGAGTCCACAGCGGCTCGCCCTTGTTCACTGCCTGCCGAGTGGCTGAATCCACCGGCAGACCACGAATGAGTACGTCTAGCTTCCGGGGACTGATCTTACCTCGCCAAAAGTCGGTGCGGCACCCTGCGGGTCGTTGTCAATGTCGACATACAGAACGTCATTGACGTCCGGGTAAATCGTGATGGTCAGCTCGAAAGCCTGTAGGTCCGACTCGGAAAGCGTTACCTCGCCAACCTCGGTCACCTCGCCGGTCGGAATGCTGCGACGCTTGGTGATATCGCCGTCACGCAGCTCCAGCACAAACGCACGCTTTTCGCTCTTGGGAATCTTGACCGTGCGCGTGTTCACACCGGCCGTGGTCGATACCGTCGAACCAGGGTTCACGAGACCGAATACGGTCAGGTTGTCCTCAAGCGCCGTGACCTTGATCTGACGCTTGTGCTTGCTGCGCTGAGTGCGGATTAGCTTTCCGCCCCATGCGTAAAAGTCGCTCGTATCCTCATCGCGAGACTCGCTTGCGCCATCCTCGGACAGCAGACCAACCGCACTCCACGTGGAACCCATCGGGGTTGCTAGGTCGGTCGGTAGCGCGGTGCCTACAGGGGCAGTCCAAAGGTCTGCACCCTCCCATAGGCGTGGGTTAGCAACATCGCCCGCCATGCCTTTACTCCTTTGTCAGTGTGCCAATTGCACGGGTGGAAAATTCGACAGCGAACGAATAGCGCGGTTGCCCGCTCACGCTGTCAGGTAGCCACATCGGGCCGGAAACCTCGGTCACGTTGTAGACCGTCGTATCTCCGCGCTTGCCTGCCATGGCTAGGACCCATGCGCGGGAACGGCTCACAAGGGCCTCTGCGCCCTGTTCTGAGTCTGACCAGCACTCCACATCAATGCGGGGGCGATCGGTCACCAGAGAGGCACGCAGGCCCCCTAGACGCTCCACACGGACGAACTCGGCCGGTCGGGATTCGGGGACACGCGAGTAAACGGGGGTGTCACCGAGGACACTGCGCAGGTACTCGATCACGACTAGCACAGCATCGGGGAACACGACGACAGGCTTAGTCACGGGCGGCATCCAGTGCTAGCAGCAGGTTTCGGCGCGAACCCTCGGCCGTTGCACCCGGCTCGTAACCGGTGATGACAGCGGCACGAGCGCGGTTCGGTCCGGGCTGCGCGTCTACCTTGGTCTGTGCGCCTACGCTGCGCAGGGCTGCATCAACGTGGTGCGCCTTTTGCAGCAGTAGCGCATGGGTCCGGGGGAGAGTGTTTAGGCCCCGGATCATGTCAAAGTTATAGCGAATGCGTACGCGGCTCATCCGGTCACCTTCTTAAAGCGCGCTTCTACGTGGTGGATTCGCCCACCGACGCGATAGCGGGCAATCTCGCCATCAACCTCAAGCGTCATTCCGAATGCTTCAACTCGGTCGGTGGGGAGTAGGTCAACGTCACGGCCCCGAGGCGTGAACAGTCGGTATCCGGTCACCACAGAACCTCGGTCGCCCGTATTCTCGGTGCTGGAATCCGGCTGAAAACTCACGTCACTTAGGGCCGTCCGTTCGGCCTTGGTCCAGTCGCGCTCAGTCGACGTGTTGCCGTACTTGTCGACCTTGTACGGTGCTCGAACGCGCGTCACTGTGTCGGCATAGAGCAGCATTACCCCACCTTGATCACAGCGGCACGGCGTCGATACCGGGCGAGTAGATCCTTGTCAGCGGGGGAGAGGCTTGCGCCGATGGTCTCGGCTGCGTACGTCATGCTGATGGACCCTACGGCTTCCTGACGGATATCAAGCGGGTTGGTCAGCACGCGAGTTGCGGCGGACAGAGCCACGGCCTTTACGTCGCCCGGAACCTCGCTGTACCCATGCGTATAGGTCACCTTGACCCACTCGCAATCGCGGGCAAGGGTCAGCGTGTCTCGCCGTAGCTGGAAGTCAACTGGACTGCCGTTCTCGTCAGTTACAGCGCTCACGCTGATCACTGGACGCTGCGGCAGGTGGACCCATACGCGCAGCCGAGTACGGTTCCACGTTTCCGCAACATCCGGATACATGGTTACCGTCGTAGTTCCGCGCGTGAAATTCTGGCGAGCCTCTGCCCGCACAATCGCTGAAACCATGTCCAGGACAGCGGGGGCCGTCGCCGGTAGCGCGCTTTCGTCAGTCTGCATCCATGCGGCTAGCTCTGCGGTCGTCGCTAGCGCGGTCATACGGCCCCCTCATCACCTAGGAACGTTCCGAGGTGGTCTCGTTGTCTAGCTTCTGCGCTCCGCACTCCACACAGCGCGTAACGCCGACAGGGGACCCGTCCGGGCGGAAAGCCGTGTAAGCCTCCACCCGAGACGGATCGCACTTGTCTGCGTTAGGGCAGGGGAGTACGGGCGCAACCTTCTTCTTAGGTGGCACCCGTTACCCCTTACGCCGCGAGAACGCCGGTTAGACGAGCCGCACCCTGCCCACCGAATACGGCGAGGCCGGTGAAGAACTCGATAAACGTGCGGTAGACAGGACGGTCGGTCAGTAGACCCATGTCCTGTACGTGAACGCCACCGTTCGTCAGACCCGTAACAGCGCGGTCGCCCTCATCCTGACCGTACTTAACGGCGTAGATGGAACCAGCGTTGTTCGCCGTGCCCTGCGTCTCGGTCATCGGTAGAACGTCCGTGCCGTCCGTCTTCTGACCGGCGTCAAGAACGGAAATGCCGTTCCACGTGACAGCGCGCTTGCCGCCGATGTCCTCGCGGACCACCTCAACACCACCGATACGCCGACCGGCCGAGAGGATCTTGGCAATGATCGCGCGGTTAGCGTAGAGCGCACCGTTCGATGCGTTCAGGCCGGGCACCGACGCAACAAGCGCGTCTAGCAGGTCGAAGAACGCGAACGCATCCGAGTTGCCGTTACCGACAATCGGCGCACCGTTCGTACCGGCCGAAAGAACCTGCTTACCGGTGAGACGCTTCTTGAGACCGTCGAAACCCTTCGGGTCAACGGCCGTGTCGCCGTTAAAGAACGTGTCCTGGAACTTGTACGACGCTGCCTTGACCTTCATACGCGTCTGTACGGCGCGCTGGTCGTTCAGGTCAGAACGCGTCAGAGCAATGAAGCGGTCAACGTCCGCGTAACCACCGAGGATTACAAGGCTCTCGGACTTCTGGTTAACCGTACCCGTGCTCTCGGTGTACGTCTCGTTCACCGAACGGAAAGCGACACCCGGTAGGCTCGCCTCCTCGTTGTACGCGTACGCGTTACCGTTGATGGTCAGGAACGGGATTCGGTCGAGTACCGGCGACTCCTGAACGAACGTCTCAATAACGCCGCGCTGTAGGTCGGTCTCGGATAGCTTCGCCGCCTCGGCGAGAGTGATAGCCACTTGGCTACTCCTTACTTAGACGAGTAGAAACGCCGCATGCGGTCGACAGCAGAGGCAGGCTCAGACTCAGCAGCCTTGCGCCCGGTACCCCCAACATCGCCCCAACCCTTCTTAGGGTCTGCGGCTGCGAGGTATGGCTTTTCCGTAAGTAGCTTGTCGACAGCGGCCTTGATCGCCTTTTCGTCGCCCGGCTTGATGCCCTCAAAATACTCGGGGTAGCGGGAAACGTCGGCAGGGTCGTTGAGTCGGCCCTTTGCCTCGGCCTTGATCTCGGTCGCTACGATCTGCGCGGCGAACTCGGCCTGAATCTCAGCCTTGATGGCCTCAATGTCAGTGCCCTTGGTCGCAGCGTTCGAGCGACGCAGGCGGGATGCCTCGGCCTCAAGTTCCTTGACTCGTGCCTCAGCGGCCTTACGCGCTGCGCGCTCTTCGGAAAGAGCCTTCTTACCGGCATCACCTAGGCCGGACTCGTCACCGTCCTTGTCCTCGGCCGTCGCAGCGTCGGTAACCTCGGTGCCCTTGTCCTCGGTGGACTCGGTGCCCTCGGTCTCGGGGGTGGTGGACTCATCAGCCATCAGAGAATCGCTCTCCTAAGTTAGGTAGCCGTGTTTGCGCAGTAGGGCAACCTGCAAATCTCGGTCGCCATGCGCTTGCTTGAGAATCTGTTCAGGCATAAGGCGAGCCTCGCGCGCACGCTCGTACCGGCCCCCTTGCTTGGAGAATCCAGAGTCAAGGGCCTTACCGCCGATACCGCGTCGGGTCGTACCCTCGCGACTCTGAATCCGATAGAGGCTCCATCCCCCAGTCACACTTGGGATAGCGCTTGAAACCCTCGCTGTAGCTGTACTGCCGACCGGCGAGGATGATGCACCGTGCGCAAGCCGGTAGCTTGACCACACGGACGTAGGACACACAGCGCGGGTGCGCGGTCATCGCGACCGACGTTGCCACGCGGGAAGTGTCCGCAATCTGAGTTGCGACGAATGACGCCATCTGATTTAGACCGAGGGTCATTGCGTCGGCAGGCTTGATCCCACCTGCGAGGGCCTGCGCTGTCGTCACAGCGGGCATGAACAGCAGCGTTGCCAGCGAGCGACCATCGGACGCCATACCGGCGAGAGCACCGGGCACCACGCTACCGAGTAGGGAAGCCTCGGCGTTCTGAGCCAGCATCGCACTGACTACGAACCCCTCTGCGCCCTGAGCGGCGGACAGTTGCCCGGCGATCACTGCGTTAAGGATCTGCCGACCGGCCGAACCCTGTAGGGCCGAAATGATGCCGGTGGGGGAGAGATCACGCCAAAGGCTCTGTACGGTCTCTAGAACGCCTCGCGTGATGCTCTGCGTCTGTCGGTACCGGGCGAGTGCCAAAGCCTCTGACGTGACCACCTAGACCCCTTCCTGAGCCGGCGTAGGGTCGTCGGTCGGTGCGGGGTCCGGCTTGGTGCCGAACATGGACGCTAGATCGCCGCCGACTACAGCCGCAGCCTGATCGGTGCGCATCGACTTCCAGCGCTCAACCTCGGACGGCGAAACGCCGGGGATCATCTCCCACAGACGCTCATCCGGAACGTTGATTGCCTTGTACTTGGTCAGCGCATCGGCGTACTGAGCCTCGGAACGGAACTGAGCATCAACGTTCACCATGTCGCCCAGTAGGTAATGGGCAGGCGTGCGCGTCTGTGCGGCAACGTGCTTGACGGCAACGCCGATCACGTTGGTAAGTGTCACGGGACACCCAAAAGACAGCATCCGGCAGGAACAACACGCCATACTCGCGCGTGTGGTCGTTCCACATACGGAAGCCTGCCGCACGCTTGCGACGCTTGCCCGGTACGTACTCGACTACCGCTTGTGCGGTGTCAAGGAACGTGATCTCTGTTTCGTCTTCCGGCTTCCAAACCATGCCGTAAGAGCGCTTAGAGATCAGGGCTTCCAGCGAGGCAAGCGAGAACTCAATGTCACACTCGTTGCGTCGCCAAGCATCCCATGCCGTTTCGTCTAGCTTGCCATCCTTACGGCGGAAGGCTAGAGGCATGAGACGTTCGTTAGTCGAGTCGACTACGACTTGACACCAGTTATCCGAGAACCCGTCAAACAGCGGGCCGTAGACACGCTCGAACTCAGGGGACAGGAACTTAAGCGAGTGCTCGCCGTTGTAGTAATCGGACCACTTCTGAGCCTGCATCTTACGGCGTCGAATCTTGTTCGCTAGGCGAGAGACCATCTGTAGGGGAGTCTCAGCCATACACACCCCTTTCCGAGGGACACTCACCTAGGAACGTTCCGAGGTGGTTACGCGGCTGCTGCGCGCTTGCGCTTGATTGGTCGGCGTAGGTACCCGTCCATCGCCATCACAGCGGCGGCGATACCGTCGATACGCGCGGACGACTGCTGTCGGTCCGGCTTGCGTGGTCGGATGTTGTCGTTGCCGTCGGCGTAGATTTCCACACAGTTGGCATTCCATCGGAGGATTGGGTTACCACCGTGGCGAATCCGGCCCTCACGTAGAAGACGCTCAAGTTCCTTGGAACCTGGGGACATGCCTAGATAGGTCTGCGCCACCGGCACCACGTCAACGCCTCGCGTCTTGTCGCTCACGCGCTGGACAAGCTGACCGGCAAACATGCGGTCAAAGCTGATTCGCTGGACGTTCAGTCGGCGACAGTCGGCGATGATCTGTCGTTCAACCTCGGTGTAGTCAATCGCGTCGCCCTCGGTGAGGGTTAGGTACCCCTCACGGGCCCACTGACGCAGAGGCATTTGTGTCTGTGCCTCAAGGTCGTCTATGCGTTCCTCAGGGAGCCAGAAACGGGCGATTAGCTCTAGC